GCGCCGAAGGCATGGTGCGTTACCGCCAGAAGCCTGTTGCTTGCGAAGTGACTGTTGTCGATACAAATAAGGCGGTCGCCGTTTTTGACGAACCGCTATTTGCAGTGACGCCGGGCCAGTGTGCCGTGTTTTACGATGGTGACATGGTCCTCGGCGGCGGCCAGATTGTGTAGCCGCTCCACTTTTGTCTTTCGTCTGTAGGCTCGCAGAGCCGTTCTTTCGTCTATTTCACAATTCCGACTTCACTGAGTTTCACGAATCCGCGGATTTTTTCGCCGAGGCGGATTTCTGCGAAGTTTCCTTGTTCGCCGATGACTTCGAAGCTAGTGCCTTCGCTGAGCGTGTTGAGCGTTTGCGATTTGTCGCTCGGGGCGCTGGTCACATCGGCGCTTGAGGCGGTCACGACGCCAGTGATGTCTGTTTCGAGGGTGTACATCTTGTAGAGGGCGCTTGCGCCAACAGTGCAGAGGATGACGCTCATGGCGAATACAACTCCAGTGCAGATGTTCTTGCCGCGGCTGCCGTTCACGAATCGGCGGGCGAGAATTACAAGTGCAATCGCCCAGAAGAGTACGAGCGAAATGTTCATCTGGCTCTTGAGCGAAATGGCATGGTGCAAGTCCATCAAGCCTTCGAGAATCGGGTTCTCTTCTTCGTCACCTTCCTTGTCGCGGGTCTTGGTCTGCGCAAAGTTCAGGTTATGCTGGATATCGTCATCGCTGGGGTGTAAGCGGAGGGCCGACTTGTAGTAGAAAATTGCAAATCCGAGTTTGCCGCTGCGGTAGTAGGCGTTGCCTAAGTTGTAATAGAGGTCTGCATTGACGATACCTTCATCGACACATGTACGCCATTCGTCGATGGCGCGTTCAAAATCATTTTCGTTGTAGGCTTTTGTGCCGGCTTTGATGCCTGCACATTTTGGAGCTGCAACACTAGCTGTTGCCATAAGCAAAAGTGCCGCTGCGATTGTCAAAAAAATTCTATTCAGTTTCATAAAGTCTTCCTTTGATGTCATGCCCGACTTGATCGGGCATCTCCTTTGTTGGAAATTCCCGCTCCCTTCGACTGCGCTCAGGGCAGGCGCGGGAATGACAATTTTAAAGTTTCAGCGCCTCGCAAAGTTTTTCGACGTCGGCAAGCATTTGCGACTGTTCTTCGGTCGATGCTGTGACCGGAGCGTAGCGCACGAATGCGCACTTTTCGAGCCAGCTGTCGATAGCGTCAATTGTTTCGTTCTTGACACCGCGCTTGCTGAGTTCTTGCTTCATTTGCGGGCGAGTCATGCCCTTGAATTCGACGTTCGTCAAGTTGCTGAGGTAATCGATAAGGCCGTTTTCGAGAGCCGCGAAGAATCCCTTGCCGTCGCCATTCTTGAGGGCGGTGCGGGCGTTCGCGAACTTTTCCCTGAGCAGCTTGTTCGCCTTGCCTTTGCGGACGAGTGCCGTGTTGCTGTTGCGTTTGCGCTTTCTCGTGATGGCGAAGTTTGCAATCAGATAGAATGGAATTGCGGCGAGGAAAAGAATCCAGAACAGTACGCTCCTATGCGGTGCGGCAGTTTCGGATTTGTCCGTAATCGGGTGGATAAAGCGGATGTCGCTACCGAGGAATTCAATTTCCTGTTTTTGGACAGCTGGGGTTGATGTTCCCGTTCCTGCGGAAACTGGTGCTTGGTAAACAGGTTCTGCCGGGGCATCGCCCTTTTCGACTTCGATGGTCCATGGTCCTGCCGATGCTGTTTCATACTTCTTTTTGCTCGGATTGAACCAGGAATATGTAATGGCCGGGATTTCGAAGGTGCCTTTTTTCTTGGGGTAGAGGAACACCTTGATGTCCTTCGAGGTGATGACCTTGTTGCCCTTGACCTTCTTGTTGATGCTGTTTTCGGGCGGCACGGAGCGGAAATCGTTAAAGTCAGGGAGCTTCGGGTCGGTAATGGTGCCCGGGGTACCGTCGCCCTTGATGCTGATGGCGAGTGTCAGAGCTTCGCCGACCTTGAGATTTGTCTTGTCGAAATTCGCGCTAAAGCTGTATGAACCGACCATTCCCGAAAAATCGGCGGGCTTGCCTTCGGTCGGGAGCGGTAAAACGGTGATGGCGAGCGGTGCTGTGGCGGTTTCCGTTTCGATGGATTCCTGCTTGACGCTTCTGCTGGAGAACGACATGCCGCCCATTTGCTTCTTTTCTTCGACAACTTTGGGCTCGCCGAGTTTTGTGTATTTGAACTTGAAAGGCGGAATTTGGAGTGAACCGCTTTTGGTGGGACTGAGCCAAGCAAATTTTGCCGTTGCTTTCATTTCGCGACGGGCGCCTTCAACAGGCTTAAAGTCCAAATTAGAAAGGTCATTGCGGTGCACGATAAAATCGTTGCCCGTGCTCATGTCGGTCGCTTGCAAGCCTCCCTGGAAGTGTTCAAACGTGTGGAGACTCAAGGTGACGCTGAACTGTTCTCCTTCGTAAATTGATTTTTTGCTTGGAGTAAGGCTTGCTTCGAGGGCGTCTTCGTTATAGGAACGTTGTACGGTTATTGGAATTTTGCTGCTGATGGTGTTGGCTTCACCGCCAATCATCCATGTAAGTGAACCTAAATCCTGAGTGCCTGTCTTTTTAGGCGCTTTTATCTTGAATGCATAGACACGAGCTTTATAAGCCCTTCCGCCACCGCCGAAAAACGAGTTGAATATGTCGTCCATGTCTGGGCGCATGACCTGATCGGCGCTGTCGAGCCCGAGGAACTTGAAATTGTTACGTGTTTCGAGACGGAGGGCGCCTCTGTTGTCAGGCAATTCCGACAATGGGACGATGAAATGCAAATTAAATGTCTGACCCGCTTCGATGCGGTCGTTGTCGACTTGAAGAGATGGCTTTGCGCCTACAAATGCTGTTAAACCGAGACATAAAAGCAAAATACGTTTCATGCCACATAATTTACCAATTTTAGAACATATAGACAAATCGAAGTGGCGTTTTTGCTATGAAATAGCGCCAAATCCAAATAAATAAAGGCTTTCGGGACGGTTCCAGCTTGAAAAAACAAGAGCAACGGAACGCACCGAAAACCACGAAAAACCGCATAAAATTATAAAACAATGCCTAAATAATGCCTAGTTTTTCAAGCTCATTAAGCCATAAAAAAGCCCCCGCAAAAATGCAGGGGCGAGTAAAAATTAAGCCGGTTCTATGTCGAGCTTACCTTCTGTGTAGCGCTTCACGATCGAGTTCAAAAGCGTCTGGTAGGGAATCCCCACCCGTTCCGCCTTTGCCTTGAACGCTTCGAGAACGCCGGGGTCAAAACTGGTTCCAACTTTTGACTTCCTGGACTTTGCCGCTGCCCTTTCTTTGGACGCCGCAATAGCCTTAGAAAGCGCACCCGGGCCGCTGAAAGATAGCCCGTTCTTTACCGCCCAGCGGTGTTCCTTTTCGGCTTCGGCTTCTGTCATGCCCTCGTAATGGGCTGCAATTTCCATTTCCTTTTTTGTAAGTCCATTTTTCATTTGCGCCCCCTTTTTGGATAGCAGGTAACTAAAGTGTTTGTTTCGTGATTGTACAGGAAATGCCATTTTTTCCCGTTGAAAGTCTTTGTAACTATCAAGATTGTTTCGTCAACGCTTGAAATGTCCACGCTTTCCCAGCTTTCGGTGTCGAAAGCCTGTCTTACTTCGGCTTCCGAAATGCCCCGCTGTTCCATTCTATCCAGAGCGTGTTTACTTATTGTTACGTTCATATTCTTAATATATGATAATATCTTGATAATGTCAAGATATTTTTAAATTTTTTGTTCCGCTTGACTTCCGCGCCTGTTTTTTGTGTGTTTTTTACCATCCCGCTATTGCGAATCTTGCGGGTCGTTCAGCCCTCTACATGTTACGAGCGTGTAGGGGGATTTTTTGTTTTTCGCTGTTGCCTTTGCCGCTTTTTATTTGTGTTTTTGTTTCAACAAAGAAAACAACCCATTTACAAAGGAAAAAAAATGAGCGCTTTTGATCAAAACGAAATAGCAAACGAAAAAATGAAGATCAAGCTCGAAAAGAACATCAGCTTTAACGGCCTGAACGATATTGAAAAGGTCCAGATGGATGAATATCTGACGAAAGAAGCGGAAAAGCGTATTGCAGCCCGTGATGCTCAAAACGCCATGCTCGATGCAGTGAACGGCAGGGGTTAAACATGGAACTCGAAGAAGAAAAGAAGTACAGCGCCGCATATATGGCGGAACGCGCCAAGGAAAAAGAGGCGGAACGCAAGCTGAAAGAACAGACGGACAAACAAAAGGACCATTTAAACGAATGGGCCAAAAAAGTAAGAAACGAAAACGATGTTTGCTATGAATTTATGGTAAACGCGGGCGGTAAAATTGTTTTGTTCTTGCGTGGCATGTTCGACAAACTGTGTACCGTCCCGAAATACCCGGAATATACGAGCATTGACAACGTATTGCGTTATGTCATGTACGAGAATTACACCGAGTTCAAATCGGCGTGCAATTACAAGCCGCATAAAATTCTTTTACAGGACAACGCAGAAGCTGACGCAATACGAAACAAGATTTTCACGGCGTACAAAAACGCCCTCAATGTTTACCATTATTGCGAAGAAAACGGCGTTAGCGTTTTTGATTTCCGCAAAAAGGTAAGCCCCGAATTTGGCACTATGTACGAACACGAAATAGAAAAGTTCTTTAAGGAACTGGAAAAGGGCGAAAAGAAAAAAGGGGCTTGATTTTAGATGCTCTGTTTTGTGTATTGTAGAACGTGAACACGCCGCCCCCTTTTTGTGTTCCGCCCCAAAAGTTCACAATATCGAGGGCGGCGGCGTGGATGTGTTTATATCGCAAAACCTCACTTCCTCCTCTTGATAAAAAAGCATAAAGCCCCGTTTCCGGGGCTTTTCTGTTGTCTTGAATGTTGTTTGTTGAGCTGTTTTTACTTCGGTGATTTCCACCACTTCGAGAATAGATCATAATCTATTCTAATGTGTGATTTCTTGTTGTTGCTTTTCCTAATAACTGGCATTCCCTGTAGCCTAATCCATTTGTAAATAGTTTGTTTGTGAATGCTTATTATTGTAGCCAGTTGATTTACTGTTAATAGCTGTTTTTCTGTAATTTCCATTTTCTCGTTTCTCCAGTCGAAAAAATCAATCCTTTGTTATCTCGAACGTTACGGAATTAACCAAAAGCCCGGAATCTATGAGCGGTTGCGGGTTGTTGTTCGCCGCTTTGTTGCCGTGCGGCTTTCGCCTTTGCTCTATCGTCTTTGGGCTTAGCGGTACGAACTGCCCGAACTCTCCACGCATGGCACGCTTTACGGTGCCAACGAAAACGGCGCCTAGATATTTCTTTAGCCCGTCCGGGTCGCCTTCGCCTTGTATGGCGTTGTTTATCAGCTCCCTTGCTCTCGGGTCGTGTTTAAGCAATACTGGCAGGTCTCTTTTTATTTGATCAATCGCAAGCGTCATGAACGGACGGGCTGGGATTTCGGGATAGCTCCGGCCTTCGGCTGTCGTTCCCGCCTGGCGTCCAAAGTTTAGCGTCCGAGCAATGCCAGCCAACGAATACGGCACGCCTAGTGCATTGGTAGGTTGTCCCGTTGCTTCACGGAAAAGGCGGTTTTCGTTCGCCTTTTCGCCGCTTCCGTTGCCGTCAATCCATCCTACTTTTATTGTTCCTTCGAACGCCCTTTTTATGCGGCCTGTAATTTCTTGCCGTAAATCGTCTAGGTCTTTCGCCATTGCTTAACCTCGTTTTTGATGCGTGGCATTTGCCAAAATCACAAAAAAACGGGTGTCGTAGCAACTATAAAAGGGTCAATGTCTTTTCCAGGTCATCGGGCAAGCAGTGACTATAGAATCTTAAGGTAATGTCGGGCTTTTCGTGTCGCATGAGCTTAGAAACGGCAATAATGGAGGCGCCCGCCCTCAAAAGGTTTGAAGCGAACGAATGGCGGAACTTGTGGCAATGCGCCCCGCCCGGAATGCCCAGGCGCTTGCAAATGGCTTTTAAGCGCTTGTTCTCGTTTTGGTTGTCGATCTTTGGAAATATGCGCCCTTTTTCGGGCTTGTTTTGGCCCGAAAGAAAAAGTTTTATTTCGTTGTCGAGACGTTCACCTATCGGGACTTTTGCGGGCTTGTCGCCTTTTCCCACTATAGAGAGCTTGCCGCCGTCCAGGTTTTCCCAGCATAGCCCCACGGTCTCGAAATATCGCAACCCGGCAAAGGCCATGAAGGCGAACAGAAGACGCTCTAAAGGATCGCCCGCATTATCCAGTATTCTTTCTAGCTGTTCGACCGTCCAAAACTCTTTTTCAGCTCTTTTCACTTTTGGCGTTTTTACCCTCGTAAAAGGGTTTATTCTCTCTATGCCGTATGTGGCAAAGGCCCAGTTGAAAAAATTGTTGTAGATGCGTTTCTTGTTTAAGATGGTGCTGGCCTTGTTCCCGGCTGGAAAAGTGCTTATTAGTTCCGTTGCGTTTTGCGTTGTGAAGTCCCCGAGGCGTTCTATTTTGTGCGCCTCGCAAAACTCCAGTAAATGCGGAATGTTGATAGAATACTGGTGAAACGTTCCGGGATTTCCACGGCTCACGGTATCGAGCCATGACGAAACGGCCTTTGATATTGACGGCTGTTTTTCCTGGAGTATTTGGGCGGGCGTCTTGAACCGTTCCGCGTTCTTGCGGTCTAGCAGTTCCTGTGCTTTTCCCTTTTTGTCCGTGTCCAGGCTCTCGAACGTTATCTTTTTTGTTTCGGTGTCGAACGTCCGCAAATACCAAATCTTCGAACCCGCCGCCCGGTTTCTCTGTATTATCGAATATTTCAGCATGGCGCCGCCCTCGCCGTTTCTCGTTGGTTAATGGTTTATTGCTTGAATACGCCTATTTTCGTTCTTTCGGTCAAATAGTCGTCAATCCATGCGGGCCTGTACCAGATGTCACGACCTAGCTTCAAGTGCGTTATATGGTCGTTCTTTGTCTCCCTCTTGAGTGTCGAGGGATGCACGCCCATGTAGTCCGCCGCCCTTGCTACATCGTAGTAGGTTATTCCCGCAAATTCACGGCTCTTGCCCGGTTTTTCGTTGTCGTTGCCTGTTTTCATCTATGCCCCCTTTTTGAGCCTGTAGTTTGCCCAGTGCTTGCCTTTTGCCGTCTCGTAATCCGTCACGATGTTGTAGCCTTGCCTTCTAAGGTCTGCGATTCTCCCGGATAGCCTAAAGCAGTTGAACATGTTTAGCGCCTCGATCGGGTTGATCGTTTTTCCTGACTTGAGGTGTTCCAGTATTAGGGCCGTCTGGCTTCGTCTTCTTTCCTTTGGTGTTTCTACGTTTTCCATTGCTTTTACCCTTTTTGCGTGTCTGTTCTTATTTCGTGTTTGCCGCCGTTCTTAGGCGCCTTATAGCCCTGTTCTTGATCTGTCTAACCCTCTCTTTGCTTACTCCTATCGTTTGGGCTATGGACTCTAGGTCAATGCCCGAACGGTCGTTTATGCCAAAGTATCTCCTTACAACATCCTTGGACTTTTCGTCTAGATCGGCGTTTAGGAAAATTTCGTCAATCAGTCTTTTTTTCTTGATGTTCTCCAGCTCTTCAACCGTACTTTCGTCTCCCAGCGTGTCTATTATTTTCAGGCCGTCCGGGTCGTCATTTAGCGGTTTGTCCGTGCTTACGAACTTCAGGGCGCTTTTGTCGCCGCTGTATCGGGCGGGTATTACGTTCCTGAATATTATCTGGTCGAACTCGTGGCGCAACCAAAAAACTAAGAGCGTGACGAACGAACACCCGCCGGGTTCAAAGTCGTAATGGTTGACGGCGTTTTCTATGGCGAACCATGCGGGGGCGCTGAACTCCATAATTTCAACCTTGCCGCCGTATTTCTTCACGTAATGAAAAGCCAGCGTTGAGCAAAGCCGCCCCACGGCCTGTATGATCCGTCTTTTCCTGTAGGGAGTGAATCCCAAATTTTTAATGTCGTAAACGAACGCCCGCAAATTGTCGGGCTTCATCGGCATGTATTCAATCCCAGGAAAAAGCGCCCCGCAATCCTTCATTTTATCCCCCAAGCCGTTCAAGTATCTTTTCACGGTACTTGCTGTGCAGTATCGGGACAAACGGGGTGCATGAGCATCTGCACTGGAAGTCTTCGCCGGGTTCGCCTTCGAACGATCCCGCCGGGCGGTTTTCCCTTGTCAACGTTCCGGGGTTGTTCTCGTTCTCGATGTATTGCGCCGCCGGGTCTTCGTGTGAGCAAATGAGGCGGTCTAGCAGTGCGTGGCTTTCGCGTTCGCGCCCGTCTATTGTCGTGTGCCATTGATAGTAGTTTATGCCTACTTCCTCGTGGATTGCCCTTGTTGCCGCCTGGTTCAGCTTCCCCGTCTCGGTGCGTGCGACAAGTTCCGCCTTGTTGCTTATGCGTTCTTCCAGCCCTTCCTTTATGTCCGCTTTCAGCTTGTCGTAAGCCTTCGAGAGTTCCTTAGCCTTTGCCGCTTCCATTTCCTTTTTTACTGCGGCTTTGCGGGCTTCCGTTGTAGCCTTTTCTATTTCGGCCCTGTACTGGTTTTCTACGGCCTTGTAAATTTCGCGCTTGTTCTGTCCGCGCTGTTTCGCCGTCCAGATTTCGTTAGATATGTACTTCTTTGTTTCGGAGTTTGCGCTCTCGCAAAGAATCTCGAAATTGTTTATCCAGTCCCTTTTTAATGCCGCCGTCCGTTCTTCCGGGTAATAAGGAACGCCCACCGTCATTTTTACCCAGTCGCTAAAAATGTCTTCGGCGTATTCTATGATTTTGGAAGCAATGTACCTTAGTTCGTCCATGAAGTCCCCGAACGTTTCGCCCTTGCCGTCATACACCGGGGCCGGGGCGGAATCTTCCACTTTAAAGAGGATCGGCTCGCCTTCGAAACTTGCGCCGCCGTTCTCGTTTTTCCTCACGGTGCCGAACTCTTTTTTAAAGTTTTCGCCCATTGCTGTTTCGTCCATCACGGTTTCAACGCCTGACGAAAAGGCCTTTTCGAGCAGTCGCATGCCTTCGGCCTGTAGATACGTGTCGAGGCTGTGTTTTAGCCTTCTTTCCCAGCTACTTGGGTAAATCTTGCCGATTGAATAAACGGATTGATGGTTTCTCAATATTGACGGGTCACGCTTGGCGCACTTGATCACGAACTTTTCAAATTTTGAAAGTTCCCGTTTGTCTTCCGTGTCCATCGTCTGCAACGAATCAAAAAATTTCAAGTTCATTTTTTATCCTCTGTGTTTATACGTCCATTTCGTTGGCGCCGCAATACGTGTAGTTTTCCATGTTCTCGCCTTGCCATGTCCCGTTAGCCATCATGCGTTCACGCTTCTTGATTGCGTACCTGTAGAATACGCCGTTTATGTTCTGTAACGGTTTCCCGTTGTATATCCAGCGTTTCTCTATCTGGTATGCCTCGAAATCCAGCACGAAGAAAAGCGGAAAACCGAAATTTCTGCATACCTTTTCAAGCTCGAAAAGGTACATGGTTATTGTTTGGCGGTTCTGGTCGCTGTACGTAAGTAAACGGTATCTCTTTATAAGCTCGTAACGCTCGGAAATGGGCGCCTCGGTGTTTAGGTTGAACGGGTTATATTTCCCGCCCGGCATTTTCTGCACGTTCTCTATTTCCCGCCTGTAGTACGCTTGCCAGCTTTCGTTAGTTTGCTCTGCATTGGCTGTTTGTGTTGGCATTTTAAACGCCTCCCGCCGCCATGCGGTCGCAATACTTTATTAAATCCCTCACGCATCCTTCCCAAAGGAAAACGCCGTAAAACTCCGTATCTTGATTGTTCGCAAAGTCTATGTATAGCTTTGCCCGGAGTGCGGCGCCAAGCGCCACGAGGTTTACACGGTCGCCGCAAAGAATCCCGGAGCGGGTCAAGAACCGTTTTATTTTTGCCCCGTCCATCAGTTCCCACTCATGCTTGAGCTGTGCCGCCTTTTCGGCTTCGTTTGTCCAAAGTAAAAGGTCTTTGCATCTGTTCACTTCGTCCAAATACTTTGGCACCCGCTGGAAAAATACGCCTTTAACCTTTTCCCAGTTGTCCGGGGCTTGGTTTTTGGCTATATTGATGTAGTCCGCCGTTTCGGTGGTGGGGCTGTGCTGTTCGTGGTAGTTCGGTGCGGCCCCTTTTTTTGATGCTTCGCATTCCATTAGATGATCTCCATTAGCGCCTTTAAGGCGGCCTTGTGGGTCATCTCCTTTTCCTTGCATGCAAAGGCGATGGCGTAAGCCTTCATTACGGTTTCGATTTTTATCTCGTGTTTCTTGATTTTTTCGATTATGTCCATTGTCGCTTTGTCCTTTGATTGTTGTTGTTTGTTGTTGCCTGTCGATCCCTAGAACGGGTTTCCGTCTATGAAGTCTTCGGGCTGTTGTTCCTGTGGCGTGTTTCGGCCCCATCGGGCGTTTGCCGCCTTTTTCGCCCTTGTCCTGTACGTCTGCAGGTAATCGCGGGCGTTTTCTAAAAGCTCTTTTGCAAAAATGCTGGCTTCCGTGTCGCCTTTTGGTTCGTTTTTCCCTAGCTCGATAGCAAGCTGCCTGTGAAATTTTCCGAGTTCCGCATCATCTTGTTTTTCCAGCGCTATGGATTGAAGGCGCCTAATAAGCACGTAAACACCCTCAACTTCTTTTATTTTAACTTTTGCCAAGTTTTGCCCTTTTTTTGTCTGTATCCCGTTATTTTCCCGTCTTTACCGCTTCCAGAAGTTCACGGGCTAAAACGCCGGCTTCCGTCTTTTCGTCCGGGTGTCCGCTTACCATGTTCGTGAGGACTGAACGCCAGAAGGCGCCCAGCTCGAAATTGCTGGGACGCTTCACGGCTTCGGTAATCATGCGCCTTGTAAACGCCTCGAAGTTCATCATTTCCCCCATTCTCTCACGACAAGTCTAGAAACGGCTTCCCTGACATTGAACCTGTAGCCTTCCTTTGTCTCGCTTTTCATGCGTGCGATTACCGCCGCCGCTTCGGGCGTAAAGGAACACACGGTGCTTTTATGCACGTTGTTTTTGTTGTTGAGCGTCATTATTTGGCCCCCTTTTTCTTTTTTGGCATTGTTACAATCCTTTTTTAATGCTTTCTTTATTAATGCTTTCTATAACGCCCTTTGCAAGATCAAAAGCAATTTTTTTGTCCAGCTCTAAACGCCAAACGCCTAAATAACCGAGATCGATTTGGACGAAAGATTCGCGCAGAACGTTATCCCCGTCTGGGACGCGTTTAAAATTGTTTTTTCTTGTGTCCGTTGCCTGCATTTTTTAAGCCTCCAGAATCAAGGAATTTGCGAATGCCGCCGAAGTAATGCGGATTGTGTGGAAATTGGGCAAAGCCCCGGCTTTATCTTTGTTTTTGAGTGCCATTTTTTATTTTTCCTTTTTGGTTTTTGTGAGTGTTTTCTCTATACGCCGTCATTGCTTCGGTTACCATTTTACCGGCTTCGATAATTGCGGTGTTGAACCTGTCGAGGTAATCCGCCGCCGTGAAAAATGCCGTGAGTTCAGCGCCAAGCGTTATGGCGTCCGCTGTCAGCTTGTCGTCTCCCTTTGCCTTGATCCTGTCGCAAATCATGCCGTAACGTGATAGGAGCGGGTGCAAACCGTCAATGTCTCCCGGCTTTACCTTTGCCCCGCCTTTTGCGAATGCCATGTAGTCGCATGCGGCTTTAAGCTTCGGGTCTGTTATTGGTTTCTTTCTCATGGTGAAGAGCCTTTGTAGATTTTTGTTTGTGATTTAATTGATTTGCTTGTTGATTTCTTTGTGTAAAGATACTATTAAAAAGTAGGTTTGTGTATTTAGATTGTGTAAACTTTCATATACAATTACATTACGATTAAAACATAAAATATTTGTTAAATTTGTAATCATGGATGATGATTCGCTTTTATACAACAAAAAGAATTTCGATAAAGAAAGCTCCCTTGACTACTTTTCGAAGGGCTTTAATTCGTTTTTGGAAAGAAAGAAAACGAAAGTTCCCAAGGTCGCAAAAGAAGTGGGGCTGAAAAATTCATCCGTTTACACTTGGAAAGCGGGCCGGGGGTTTCCAGACTTTCAGGCACTTTTCAAACTATTTAAAATGGGCATGACACTAAGAGAGTTGTTCGGTGATGAAATAGAGAAGACGGAAAGAATGAACCGCTTGATTGTCGAAACCGAAGAAATGAAAAAATCTTTTTTGTCGCTATTGCAAAATCAAGATGAGCAGTCAAGTGAAAATGAAGCGTTATTGAAGGCGCAAATCATTGAAAACGAAAAAGAAATAGCTCATTTGAAAATGGAATTGAAACTTTATAACAAGTAGAAAGGCTGGATTGATCAGCTAATTTTTTTGTTTCAAATCAATAAATAAACCAAACGAAGTTAGTTTTTAAATTTAATGTTTAATGTCGTGATTTGACATTGAAATCAAGCTTGATTTATTGAAAAATCAATGCTGAAAAATGCTAAAGCATATGCTTAGTTATGCTTATGCATTGCTTGTGCATATGCTTGACGATGCTAAACGATGCCAAGTAAAGTTAAGTAAAGGGAAGAATAGTAAATATGAATTTCTATTTATCTCTGAGAGGGGGATATTTCCTCTATTAACTCTATTCCCTCTATTCACTCTAAGCATTCTGCAAAACAAAAAATTCAAGCTTTAATTTTTTTTCCATTGCAAGCGAAAAGAGGGAACAGAGGAAAACAAAAAAGAGCAAAAGCAAAAGAGGGAAAAGAGGAAACAGAGCGAACCGCCCCCGTTTCCTTCTAAGGCTTGCTTACAAACAAAAAAAGTTTTTATTCCGTTGCGTGTTTTGCGTGAGTGCGTTTGGCGCATAAACTAAAAAACGCTTTTGTCGCAGCTGTTGCTGGTAGTTTCTGTTCGCAACCTCTCGCTTTTGTTTTCTGTGCGCTATGAGGCTGTTTTTGCACCGTGTCCATAACTTTACACGCCTTGAGCAAGAAAACGGCTTGTGGATGCCTTTAAACGCAATTAAACGGGTGTGCCGTTTTTGCTGTTGTGCTGTATTTCCCGTTTTCCCCGATCCGTTCCGTTTGCCTGGTTCTCGCCGCTTTCTCGTTTGCGTTCTTTTGCACTTTAAGGCCGCTTTTTGTTCCGTGTTGGCGGTTTCACTCGCTGTCGTTAAAACGGTCTTAAACCCGCGTTTCCGTTCGAATGCGGGGCGCTTGCTCCGTTTGAATCGGTTGGTGTTGCCTTGAACCTTGATTTTTTGTGTTTTTCCGATGAAATGCCACGAAAAACAAGAACACTGACGCCCCAGCAGTTCGGGGTATTTGAGCGGCTCCGGCGGTCCGTGGTTACGAAAAATTGGAGTGACGGACGGCTAAAGGATGATTTCGGACTTTCGCCAAAGCTCGCCGTTTTCGCCCGTGAGTACGCCTTGAGCGGCTGCACGAAAAACGCCGCCATCTATGCGGGGTTCCAGAGAAAGACGGCTGAAAAGGGCGCCTCAAGGTTTGTCAAGCGGTGTTCGAGGGCTATCGCCGCAATAAGGCAGGATTTGGAACTTGCCGGTGATAGCTTCAAGTCGGAATTAAACGAGTATTTGGCGGGGTGCCTGTTGGATGTCGTGGAAATGCGGCGGGAATTTCCGGGCGCCGCCGTGCTTGCCGTCAAGGAGCTAAGGGAAATGTACCTTTTCGACTACAACCCGGCGGCGGTTGAATCCAGGCAGAAAAAAGCCCCGATAGACCTGGATGCGATAAACAGAGAGGCGCAACTGCTGGGCATATACCCGGACGGGAAAACAGCGTAGGGAAAATATTTTTTCCGTACATGTTGCCACGGTGCGCCGTGTTTTGTGTTTTGTTCCTGTAACGCTACTGTCCTTTGCGTTTACTTGTTGAAAGCGTCCGTCAATCCCCAGCGGTTGGCGGATGTTTTTTTTATTCAGTGCCTAAAAAATGCCTTAATTGTCGCTAAGCCCCGTAACTATGCGGAAAAACGAAATTTACCAAATTTCCGTTCTTTAGATATACTATGGAATGTTTTTTGCTACTGAAAAGTCATTAGATCCTCGCCTTCGCGAGGATGACGAGAAGTCTTGTATTGCAATAAGCGTCGGCCACAACCTTAAAAGGCGAACGCAGCGGGGCTGCTTGCAGCCCCATTGCTGAGCCGTAAGGTTGGCGCTTGCGCCAGGATGGGATTAAGTATGGGGCCCCTCCCGCATGAATGACTTGTTAAATTTGCAATTTGAAAAAAATGCGCAAATTTATATTTTTCCCCCTTGAAACGTTAGTAAAAATTTGTTAATATTGGCGCCGTTAAAACAAGGAGTCTAAATGTATTGCATTCTCGCCGCCCTCTTGATCAAGAGCTTTAGGAAATACACTAAACGCGCTTAATTGAAAAAGGAATTTCTCTCTCCAAATAGAACGCGATGCCACGGATTATACCGTGGCTTTGCTTTTTTTAGGAGAATTAGGCCGTTTTTGCATGAGCGGACTTCTGGTTTTGTGGTTGCTGGGTTGATGTAGAACTTGTCTACGGGTGGCATGAATACAATTATGGACAAATTGTCAAAGAAAGTGCCGAAATATATACTAAAATACCTTGACGTGGTAGTAAAAATTTGTTAATATTGGCGCCGTCAAAACAAGGAGTCTAAATGTATTGCATTCTCGCCGCCCTCTTGATCAAGAGCTTTAAGAAGTACAGTAAGCGTGCTTAATTATTGAAGGAAGATTAAGAAAAAAGAAAATGGCCTCGGGTTTCCGAGCCTTTTTTTATTTGCGCGTATTTTGAAAGATTCTTTTAAAAATTTAGAGTTATATTTGAACCATGCGATATGGTGATTTAACTTCTTTCCAAACCGGCGTTGCCGTTCCTCTTTTCAGTCTTCATAGCAAACACAGCATTGGCATTGGCGAATTC